TGGCATCAGAAAGAGTTGCACCACCCATCACATTTTCCTGTGAATCAACAGAGGATGCTTCTAACTTCTGTTCCTCTTCTTGAAGTATTTGTTTCTTTGCTGCTGCAGCTGCAATAGTATCAAGGTTCTTCTCAAGAAGAGCATTTATCTTTGCAAACTTATCTTCCTCTTTCTTTTTCTTTTCTTTTTCTTTTCTGTTTTTAAATAAACCCTTTCCAGTAACAAAGTCATAAATTCCCTTGCCAGCAAGAACAAGTCCACCAGCAACCGCAGCAACTGGGGCGAGGACAGGTAGTACTGCGCCAACTAATGGTACTGCCAACGCAGCCACACCAATACCAGCTGCAATCTTCAATATATTACCTACTACTCTCATAAATCCTCCACCACCTTTACCACTGGCTAACTTATCTACAAAATCAGTAGCTAATCCAAGTGCGGTTCCAAGAAACTGCATCTGGCCTGAGTTGGCCATTTTCTCAACCATACTTCCAAAATCACTTAACCTCTGTAGTCCTCCTTCAAATACTTTTCCTAAGAATTTATTTGGATCAAATGATTCTACGTTTTGTTCTATCCTATCTGCTGCATTAGATATGAATGATTTTACTTCATTCCTAGCTATCCTTGCAATAGATGGCTTTTTGATAGCTGTGTCCGCATTTAACGGCAGTTCTAACTGTTTAGGAACACCTAATAAATTATTCTTTCCTCTTGCTGTTGTCTTATTGAGATTTCCAAACTGCTTTGCTATAGTCCTTCCTTTTCTACCAATCTTTCTTCCTATAAAGGCATTAGTTCTTCTAACAAGACTATTACCTTTTTTAGCAATTTTGCCTGTTTTTAGTAGTCCAGATGTTATCTTAGCCATTGTTTGCTTGTGCTTCTCTAGCCTTTTGTTTTAGGTTTTCTTCTTCAATGTGTAATTTAAGTAGTCCAACATAAATGTCTCTCTCCCAAGGAGGCATATTCTCAATTTCTGTTAGAGAATATTTATGATACTGCATGAGAGCGAAATTGATTCGGAAGTATGTCTCAAGATCAACATGAGACATACTTAAGCGAAAAAATCCGTTAGCCCCTCTAGTTCTATAGTATTTTCTTTACTGGTCTTGGGATTTGTTACCTTTAATGTATGTTTCAATTTGGGCATAGTATCAAAGAATTTTTCAATCTTCTGAAACTGTTCCGATGTCAATGATTCGACCCATTCTTTAAGTTCTTTTTTAGTACACTCAGATGCTGAGAACATCTCTTCATCATTATAAACCATGTCAATGGATTGTGCTACAATGTTAAATGATTTTTCAACTTGATTTTTTTCATCATCTTGGAAGTTAGTTTCTACAAACTGGCTTAATGATGGGTATTTCATTTTGACAGTGTATCCATCAGCTAATTCTATATCTGGAGAATGATCATCATCTTTCACAACCTTAATATCATCAATACTCACAGTTACAGGAACTTCTGTAACTCCATCATCACCACATGTTACTATGAGTTCAATTGTTTCACCCACAGATTTGCCACGAATATTTAAGAATAAGTATTCTATGTCAAAGCTAGGTAGAGTGTCAATCTTTATTCCTTTGGTTAAAACACATTCTTTGAGAACTTGCTTAACAGCATTAGAAATTTGTTTTTGATCTTGAGATTCAAGCGAAAGTATGAGAATTTTTTCTTCTCTTACCAAAAATGGTCTGTATTTTACAGTTTTTCCATTTGATGGCAATTTCAATTCATACTCAGCCGTCGTAATTTTAGGTAAAGGCATAATAAGTAATTATTCGTTATTATTTAGAGGGTCAGCCGAGAGCTGATTTATTGGCTGGATCTATTTTCCTTTCTTCAGCCATTTCTTGAAGGTCATTAGACTGCACAACATAATATCTATCATATGAAAAGTCAACCTGTACCTGTAATACTTGACCGTTTCCATATGACAAAGGAATGTCCTGTATTGCTATTGGAAATGCGTTTATAAAGTTGTAACTTATAACATGACGAGAGGGGCCTTCAAAGTCTTTCATGGTGGGTAGTGGACGACTATCACCAAAATCTGCTGCGTTAAATGTACTAAAATCCTCGTATGGAGAAACATAAGGTTTGTTACCATCTGTTGCCTCTCCCTTTACAAATTTACCAAAATCTCTTTCAAATTTAGTAATTTGAATATCTCTCTTATATTGATTAGGATATCTAAATCTATGAAATCCATTTAATGCTCCTGATGTAGGATATCCGCCACGAGATCCTTTTTCAAAAGGTTGGCCATCATTGCCTGTGAAGAGAGGATTCATATAGTTAATCCATTCTTGAAATAGTCTAAGAGATGTATAATCGCTTGTTACATAAAATCCAATTGAAATATCAGTATATTGTCTCTGTGTCGCAAATCTTTCTCTAATACCTTGTCTACTACCTACTTCCTGTACAACAGACATACTGGTGCCAGGCAAGGTAGCCTCAGTTGCTAATAATTCAAATCTTCTCTGTTTATCGTTATCTCTAAAAACTCCACAACTTTTTAACCATTGATTCAAATTTTCTGCCACAAGTTCATTTTTAGAATCTGCTTGGATTTGTGACAAAGTTTTACCACCATCATCTATCGGAAACTGTGTTCTTGGAGTAGGATTTTCTGGCGCTAAATCCATAGACACTTTGAAATAATTAGATAAGGATGGTGCTCCTAGTGCCTCTTGGAAGTTCTGTAAATGAGCAGGATTATTTGTATCAACAGATCCCAGATCCACACTAGCGGCTAATGGCCCTACCCTATTAAAGTAATTTTTGATGTGGTTTATTTCTGCCATCTAAATATACATATGACTTACCATACTATGTATACGAGTTTTTATGGCTTATAAGGGGAAATTTAAACCAAAACATACTAAAAAGTATAAAGGCGATCCCACTCAGATCATTTATCGCTCTCTTTGGGAGAAAAAGTTCATGGAATATTGTGATCTGACAGAGAATATAAGTCAATGGCAGTCAGAGGAGTTTTGGATACCATACAAAAATCCTTTGGATAAAAAGATGCATAGATACTTTCCTGATTTTTTTATCAAATATCAAGATGCAAACGGAAAGAAAAGATCTGTGGTGATTGAAGTCAAACCAAAGAAACAATGTAAAGCTCCACCAAGAAACCCAAAGAAAAGAACTAAGGCATGGGCACATGCTGTTCAAACATGGGTTATAAATGAAGCAAAGTGGAAAGCAGCAGAACAATACTGCGCTGACAGAAAATATGAATTTAAGATCATGACCGAAGACGATTTAGGTATTTCACATGATCGCAGAAGATATTAAACAAAAGGCTGGTGTAACAAACCATAAGAGTTCATGGTATGTGAATGCTCTTATAGAGGCCTTATCTGGTGTTCAAGAGGAGGAAAGAGATACTATAGATACTGGCGGTATCACACTAGGATCTCTATTCTTTTTTTCGTATAGTGTAAAACATCCAGAAAAATATCCATTTTGGGATGTCCAACCATTAGCAGTGGCATTAAGATTTGATGGAGATGGGTTTCTGGGGTGTAATTTACACTATGTCAATCCAGATTATCGTGACGCTGTTGCAACTAGCTTACTAAATAGCGGTGGCGGGTCTGTAGTACCCAAGAACAGCATACACAAATACCTATTTTCTGGAATGGGTAGCCTATATAAAGTCCCTGATGATGAAGATTGGGCAAGTATATCTTTACTTCCCACAGAACGATTCGTAGATAAAAGGGGCAGAGCATATCCTAAAAACAGAGCCTTTAACTGGAGAAAATAGTGGCAGAAGAACAAAACATTATAGAAACATACGGTGGTTATGATGAAATCAACCCAAAGATAGATGCGCTTAGAAATCTTGAAATAAAAAAAATACCCTACAAAGGTAGAAATAATGAGGGGACTGCAACCAGTTACAGAGTTTTTTACAATCCTGATACTCAAACGGTTCAAGTTTTACCTGTAGACTTAAATGGAGAGGTTGTACAAGGTGCTGAATCAATATACACTAACGGTGTGTTTGATTTAGATAAGATGGAAGTTGAACTATCGAGAAGCGGTCAAGGTAACAAGATAGTATATGGCCCTTTCTTAGATGAAGAGGAGAGAGAAAGAATCAATGAATTGATAAAAGATGGAGTAGAA